CTCGTGGGCTCGGATATGTTTATAGGGGCACACAAAATGAGACCCCCCTCCCCAAATTCTAATGGAATTCTCATAATTATTGACAAATCCATTCTAATATGATTCACATATAAATATAATTAAATTCTAATCAAACTTTAATTGACAATTAGATATATATATTGTATACTTAGTATAGAAAGTTAAGGGAGGAATTAAAATGACAAAAACTAAAAAACAATACATTATTATCAACAGTGAAACTAAACGAGGTTATGCAGAACGTGAAACATTTATGGAAGCCGTAGAAGTTGCAAAAAGAAAAGTAAACGGCCAAGTTATCACTCGCAAAGACTGGGAAGCAATGAAAAAATAAATTTAAACCAAAGGAGGAGACAAACATGAAAGTTAAAATCATCAATCCAACTCAATCAGATTTATTGAAAGGAATTGCATACGGTACAAAATTAGAAGTATTTAATGAAAGCAACGGTTTTGTAACAGTTAAATATTTTAACGAATTAGTTTCATTTTCAGCAAATCAAATAGAATACATTTAAGGAGGAAAACAACATGCAAGACATTAAAGTAGGAGATTTAGTAGAGGTTATCGAAAATACTTCAGGGGCTTACAAAAACAAATCTGAAAGATTTAAAAAAGGTGATAAAGCTATTGTAACAAAAGTTATGAGTTCTATTGTTAGAATTTGTGATAAGAAAGTTGGTGATAAACAGTATGGCAACTTAATCGCTAAAAGCGAAATCAAAAAAGTAGAAACAAAACCAGAATTAACAGAGAACGAAGAAGAATTAGTATTACTATTATCTGAAAAAATCAAGGAAAAAGATAATTTAATAAAAGAAATTAAAGAAATTTCGAAAAAACTATTGACAAAATAACCACTAATTGATATACTATAAGAGTAGTAAGGATACTACAAAAAATAATTTAAACAGTAGAGGAGAATTTATTATGAATTCAGTAACATTATTAGGACGTATTACAAAAGACTTTGAAGGAACAAAAGCACAAAACGGAACTTTAATTGCACGTACTTCGTTAGCAATCAACCGACCAAAAGAAGGCGTAGATTTTATTAATATTACAGCATTTAACAAAACAGCTGAAACAATGGGTAAACATATTAAAAAAGGTGAACGTGTTCTAATTCAAGGACATATTCAAACTGGTTCTTATCAAAACAAAGAAGGAAAAACAATCTACACAACAGAGGTAATTGTTGATCGTTTTGAATTTATTGAAGCAGCTAAAAAACAAGAAAAAACATCAGATGTGCCATTCTAAGAACTCGGGAGCTTTGCTCCCTTTTCTTTTAAATATTAAATGATATATATATCAGGAGGAAGAACAATGAGAGAATTAACATTTTTAGAGAACGTGTTAGCAGTATGTATTACACTTTTATTTTTCGCTTTAGTATTTGCTTTGGTATCAGGAGTATTTACACTTGTAGGGATTAACAACTTCAAATATTTAATAAGCATTATAATTGTTGTTTTGTTAGTTAAAAAATAAGGAGGAAATAAAATGTTAGGATTAGTGTCAAAAAGAAAGTATGATATTCTAAAAAGAGAATTTCAAGAATTAGAGCAAACTCGCATTCATTGGAAGAAAATGCATGATATAGAGTTTATAAAACGAATGAATACCATTAAAGAATCAGCAAATAAAGATTGTAAAATAGAAGAATTAGAAAAAATAATTAAGGAGGAAACAAAATGAAATCTAAATCAAAACTAAAATACAAATTCACATTTAATAAACAATTATATGGAGATATAGCAGATGAAGCTCAGGCCAAATTAGATAGATTACATTTCGTTACACAACAACGTGGTGATAGATTTCCTAAAATGGGAGCTATTTCTTTAAATGAAGCGATGAACTTAGTAGAAGGAACATGGTCAAGGGCTTTAGACACATTAATCAATTATTTCTCTATGAGTCTCTCAGAAGTAAACCAACACAAGTTAGCCAGTACAAAACGATATATCGGTGATAAGATCGCCCAAAATGCAACATCAATTCCGAATCTTATGCTCGTAGTTGTAGAATATGCCCAAAAATTTGAAAGTCAAACAAAGAAAGACAAAAACAGAAGATTTTCAATTATAGCTTATCAGGAGGGATATAATGGTTAAAAACCCGTTTAAAAAATCACCAGAAGAAAAGTTATTACAATTTATCGATAAATTTAGAAAAGAAAACATACCGAAAGACTTTAACCAAGTAGCTGGGTTAGACATGTTAACAAATAAAGACATTGACTACATTGTTTCTATTTCATCACGTACAGATGGTAAAAGCTTCAACTATATTGGAGCTCTAGCAGCCATTTCAATTGAATTTAATTTAAAAATGTGTTTATTGGTTCGACATTTTACTATGAGACAATCTTACATGGAACTGCTTTGGGAAATATTTGATGTTATGCCGTATTTCGATGTTAAGTTGTTAGATTTCGAGCGTGGGGATTCATATACAAACGTAGAATATGACGGTAAGGTAATAGCAACGATTGCAGATATAAACAAAAGTACAGATTTAAAAAACTATTCAGCGTTCTTAAAGAAATTCCCTATATTAGTTTATGACGAGTTTATTACACTTGAAACAGACTACGTTCCACAAGAAGAGTTACACTTCGCACGTATTTATACAACAATAGACCGTGAAGATGAACCATTACCAATCATTGGTAGTCCTAAAGTTTTCTTATTAGGAAACCCTGAAAACTTTGCAAGTCCTTTAATGGGTCTTTTGGATATTTACAATGTTTTAGAAACACATCCAATTAACACAGGGGCTTGTTATGACATGGTTTATCTCGAAATGTTTCGCAATGAGAACCAGAATGCTAAACGTAACAGTAGAGCGTTAAAACATTTAGACAACCCAGCTCAAACTGGTGATTTTACATTTAATAACACGCACATAGCAAATGATGCTGTTAGAACAAGAATAAGACAGGGAGGTTTCAATTACTTCTTTATTAAATTAGAAACAGGTTTTCTTAAAGTAATGTTCAACCTAGTTACTAAAGAAACGCTATTATCTTACAAGGTAAACTCAAAAGAATATGATTATTGTACCGAAGTAGCTGATGTAAAACCAGGGGCTATTTATTTAAAAGAAACTTATTACAAAGAAAGCCACTACAAATACCACGAAAAAGGTAAATATTGGTATGATAATGCCTACACTAAAACTTTGTTAACAAGAGATCCTCAATTGATTCAATTAAAAATATGGCGATGTGTGAGTGAATACAGAACGCAACATCCTCTAACAGTACCAGAGAGAGTGGAAAAAGAATATAAACAAGTTTACGAGGAGCAAACATTAAAAGCAATATATAAAAGATTTTTCAGTTAGGAGTTTTACACATGAATGCATTACTAGAACACGCTAAATGGTTAGATGGAACAACATTTGAAGATTTTGAACGATACGTAAAAAAACGTAAAATACACCAATTTGACTGTGATATTGAAACATTTTCTTATAACATGGTGTGGCAGAAGCAAGCACCTAAAAGAATGAAGTCAAGAATGTTTACCTTTTGCGCCAGTTGGCATGAAAATGGAGTGATTTATACCGTAGCTTTTCCAGATTTCAGATATTTCTTTGATGCTTATCATTATTATGCCAAACATTGTAATAAGAAAAAAGGTGAACCTAACAACAAACGTCTTAAAATGTATTTACACAACGGTAACAAGTTTGATAACCATTTCATTGCTAAAATGATTCATGATGTTTACAACGCTGATTATTACAATATGCAAGATGAAAAAAGCGAGGTTACTCAAAAGGTAGCTTCGCATATGTCATTGAAAGAACAAGAAAATAATTATATTTTAGAAAAACGTGTTAAAGGGATTAGTCATTTATCTTTTGCTGGTAAAGTTAGAGATGTTATTATAGAAGTTGAAGACACTGTAATGAAAACGGGTTGTTCTTTAGCTGTTTGTGGCACCATGTTAGAAGCTGGTGGTTTTTTAAAGAAAGATCAACTAAAAACAACTTTTGATTATGAAAAATATCACTATCAAGAAAATATGTCTGATGAAAAAGCGCAAAAAGTAGCAATGAATCTTTACTATCAACTTTCAGAAGAAGAATGGACTTACATTCAAAACGACACTATAATTTTATCAAGTTTAAGAATGAATTTTTCTAGTGTATTTATGGGTTTTGATTTCAAAAAAGCCACAAAAACACAAAACATTATTAATGCCTATACTATTAATAATTTAGCTAGATATCAAATTTTAGGTAAAGTTATTACAAAAGAAGGTGTTAAAACAAAAACTCATTCAATTAATTATAGTGATTACTCCGTTAATGGTGAAAACTTTGCAACAATTATTCAAAAGTTCTATAAAGGAGGGTTAAATTTTTACAATCAAGACTATTTAGCTAAGTTAATCACAGATGAAATGATAAGTTTTGATATCAATAGCTCTTATCCATCTATCATGTATGAATTTGCATTACCTCATATATTGATCGATTATTGTGAGGAAAAAGAAACAGTAACTATTAACACTGATATAGATAAACAGTTTATGTTATATCGAGTGAAGAAAACAACGTTCAATAGAATAATGGCTCAATTAGATACTAGAGTTGGTAGACAAATGTTAGTGAAGTATTTCAGAACTGTTGAAGATGAAGATGTTTATTTAACAACTTGGACGTTCAAAATGTTAAAAGAGAATTTCAATTTAAACATTGAACGATTATCAGTCGAACAATGGTATAAATTTAGCGTAAAACCTTTTGGAGGAATTGAGAAATTAGTTGATTTTTATTACACAAAAACACAAGGAAAATCAAAAACATTGGTAGAGTTTAAAAACAATAACCCAACGAATATTATTTTCACTGATAAACCTAGTAAAAGAGTATTCACTAAACCAGAGGTGGATATTTCAAAAGTTAATCTAAACGGTATTTATGGCGCTCCAGCTTTAAGACCTACTTATTCTATTGGTTATCGTGATGAAGATAATCAACTACATTTAGAAAGAAATGCTTTTCATAATACCGAAAGAAATGCCTTAACCTCTGTTTTTACCACAGGAGGGGCTTTGTGGAGGTTAACACAACCATTTAAATATTTAACAGGTAAAGAGATTGACAAATGGTTTGTTTATTGTGACACAGACAGTTTATACATGATTAAAGAATGTTATGAAAAATTACCTAAAGAAATGTTTCACCCAGCGAATTTAGGTAGTTGGGATGTTGAACACGAAACAATTGAAAAATTTTACGTTTTAAACCACAAGAAATATGCTTACTACGCCGAAAATGAAATACAATTTCGCTGTGGCGGTGTCCCTTTAGATAGTTTTGATAATGATATGAGTTTCGAACAATTTATAGAAACACAATTCTCAAAAGGTGCTAAAGTAGCTAATAAAAGAGGAATATATACACATGAGGGAACAGTTGTAATTTATGATTCAGTTACCGAATTAGATGAAGGAAACACATATCCTGAGTTTTACCTACCAGAGGATGAAAAAGAATTTAGTAAAATGATTGATTTAGCAAGAGAAGAGCTGAAAGATGAAGACGATAGTGATGTACTTTATTTAGAAAGTGACCTAGGAACTCTAGCTATAAAAGACTTATGGCAGTATGAATATGAAGAAACAAGTAAAGATATTTGGGATTTAGTTGTAGATTCAAGAGAAATTAATCAAATTCTAATCGAAAATTAATTGACAAACGGATATATATATCTTATACTTAGTTCATAAGGTTAAGGGAGGAATTAATCATGTTATTATCATTTTTAAGAGAAGAAGCAGAAGGTCATTATTTCATAGATTTAAACTACAATGTTTATCTATATAAACCAAGAGAAACACGAGTAAGTTTTGTAAAATTTGTAAGTATTGAAAGAAGTACATTAGAAATGTATGGAGAAGTAATGGAGGTAAAAGCATAATGCTAAGAGAAAAAGAGTGTAATTTAAAACCAAGAATTTATAAGGTAGAGTATTTAGTTGTGTATGTAGATGGTACTGTAAAGGAAAAGCAAGAATGTTATGAAGCTGAATCTCAAGGAGACGCTACTCATAAATGGATGGAAAAGTTTTCTTTTAATCCTTACGCTAAATTTATTAGATGTACGGAGGTACCAATTCAATGGAATTAAATTATTACGAGATTCAGGTGTATAACGAAAGAACAAACGACTTTGACATTTTCATTGTAATGGCTTCTGATATGACAGGAGCTAGAATTGAATTTTATAAATGTTTTAGAGAAACCACACACGATTTATACAACATGATTACTAAGAAATTGGAGGAACTATAAATGGATCTAACAAGAGAAGAGTTTTTAGAACGTTATTGGAATACGGTAAAAAGAATTTGCACCTACTATAATGTACCTTTCAATAAAGCTATTGGAAATAATGCTTATCTATGTCAGAAGGGAATTTATAATCCTACTATCATAAAAGAGCGACAAATAGCAAAAAATTTAGGATTAACTTATTTTGAGTTTTTAGAGGATTTAAATGAATTTTGGAGAGGGTTGGAAGCATGAACATTGTAGAATGGAGACTTATACCAGATTTCCCTAACTACGCCGTAAACATTAAAGGGGAAATATTAAACATTAAAACACATCGGAAATTGAAAGAACGTAATCATAATCAAGGATATAAAAAAGTAATGTTATCAAATAATGGAAAAACCAAACAATTCTATATTCATCGTTTGGTAGCCCAAGCATTCATCCCTAACCCAAGGAATTTAGAATATGTAAACCATATTGATGAAAATAAAGACAATAACCATGTATCTAACCTAGAATGGATATCAGCTAGAAATAACGTCATTTACTCAATATCTAACGTGTACGAGGCTTTGAGACCTGATGGGTATAAAGTATCATTCTTAGGACATGGTGAGCTTAAAACAGCTGGGTTTAACCCAAAACTAGTTGAATGTGTAGCAAACAATGAAAAATTAGAATATCGTGGATATCAATGGCGAAAAATTGGTACTAAGGCAGAAATAAGAAAGGGTGTTGCTAATGCCTAGTTTCAAAACTTACACAACGGAACAATATCAGGCGTTTTTAAGTCAACCATTTGGATATGACTTTGGTATTAGTGATGAAACAATAGCTCAATGGTTTATGATTCAGCCAGGTGCTAGACCTGTTATAAATTCATACGGGGTAACAAAAGCAAACTTGCTTTCTGATTATATCCCCAAATTGAAACAAGAGTTTGGTGGTTCATTAGTTTTTCTAATGACAACAGTTTCAGAAGGTGGTGGAGCGGGTAATTGGATTAATCATTATCAGTATGATACAGGAAACACTGGAATGGAGTGTTTAATAGATGATATAGAATACACTAAAACAACATTTGACAAACATTTCCCTCCAGCTATGAACGCACCTGAAGTTGGAGGTACTTACGTAGAAGACATTGAAGGTTTAACAATGCAAGTGTACAATGCAGTTCCTGATGGTTCAATTGGTTCATACTTCATACCATCAACAATGGCTGGTAATGCTTGGATTTTTGGTTCTCAATGGTGTTTAGCTAATCAAGGAGCTGCAGCTCCAGCTGTGTATTTCGGCAATCCGTATGACCAATTAATTGATGTTATAAAATCATTTGGAGCCGATCCTTTTAAAGAAGGTAGCACGGCAAAACCTAATCCAGACACACCAAAAGGTGATCCTAACGAAGAAGGAAACAAACCAAAACCAAAACCAGACATTCAAAAAGCAATTGATAAAATACTTGATGAAATAAATAAAGCTTTAGATAATCAAACCATACAAGGTAGTCCTTTACTAAGTTATAATAACGATGTAACAATAGAAAGAACCTTTAATAATAGTTATAAGATTAGTTACACCTCATCATTTAAAAAGAAACTTTCAGATATGTTAAACGCTAGCGATTTAGGTTTAATAACTGATGACGGGGCTCAATCTATTCCACCAAAAGAAGACCCAAAACCTCCAAGCATTGAAGCTGGAAAAGATTCTAAAACAATGAAAAAAATCTATGATTGGTGTAATGAAAACCAAGGTCAAGCATTCGATACAGATGGTCATCATGGTGCACAATGTGTTGATTTGATTAGTTGGCTTAACACACAAGTTTTTGGCTTAGGTTTAGACACATCTGGATATTATGCTAAAGATATTTGGAATAATCCAGTACCTTCTGGTTGGTATAAAGTGAATGGTAACCCTAATGATGATAATGCTTCTAGGGAGATATGGAATACGTTACCTAACGGGGCAATAGTTTGGTGGACCAACTCAGGAGCTGGTCACGTTGGAGTGAAAGCGGGAGATTTCGCTATGACCTTACAACAAAATTGGACATCTCACGGTTTAGGAGGACCCATCGTTTTGGCTGATTGTGCCAGTTGGATGGCAACTTCAGGTAGTGGTTTCTTAGGAGCTTGGGTCACAGATAATTAGAAAACAATTAGAAAATAAATTGGTACGCCTCTCCCCCACCGGTAGGGGGGAGGCTTAAGACTTGATAATACTAGGTTCTTATATGAGAGAAAAATGTGGTATAGGAGGAATAAATAACATGGAGAAAGATTATATAAATTATACTTGCCAATATTGTGGTGAAAAATTCAATGATTTAAAGAGGTTTATGGGGCATGAAAATTTTTGTAAAAAAAGAAAAATAGAAATTTTAGATAGTAATGACAACATCAAACCAACTCACTATAATAAAGGAAAGAAAGACTTGATAGAAATGTGGTATCAAACAATGACCTTAGAACAATTTAGAGGTGCCATGAAGTCAAATATTATTAAATACACAATGAGGTATGAGAATAAAAATAAATTAGAAGACTTAAATAAAGCAATGGAGTATTTAGAAAGGTTAAAAAAATATGAAGAAAAAACCCTAGGTTAATCCTAGGGCTTCTTTTTTATACTTTAACTTCTGTATAAGCTTTCTCAATCATTTTTAATCCAAAGTTGTCATAATTGTATACTGTTTGGTTCGTAGAACCTCCGTAACGTTTAATTAAATCATTAGCCTCTTTTACATAAGTCATGTTAGGTAAGTACATGCGTTTATCTCCGCACACAAACCACTGTTCTGTATTTCCGTTCTTTTGTTTTTTTAAATAAATAAACATCTTATCACTCTCTTTCTGTGGTTTTGGTAATGGTTTTGATGGTTCTGGTTGTTTACCGTTTGCTAATTCTTGTGCCATTTTTACAACTTTGTTAACGTTGATACCTCCAGGGCATGCCGTAGCTGTGACTTCGTTGTGGCCTTTAATAGTGTTTCTGTTAATTGGTAAACCGTAACGATTACAAATATCTACAATCAATTTAGCGCTATTTCTAAGTGTTGCATCACTAACGCTCCAAGAAGGTGATCCTGAGCTGTTTACGTGTTCTAAACCAATAGAACGATGGTTAACATTAGGAATGGTTGGAACGTCACTCCCTCCAGTTCCTCCAGCGTGATAAGCGGTGTAATTCTCACCAACACACCCGATAATTTCATTATCTGTAATTTCATAATGGGCGGAGGTCCAATTTCCTGACGTTGTGTACCATGTTGACATTGCAACATTCTTGTTTGTTGTTGCGTTGTGATGAAGAATGATGTATTCTATTCTTCCTTGACGTGGTTCACAATACATAGCGTTCGGGTTTACGCTAGTTGTTAATTTTGAATAAGTTTCCATTTATTCACCTCCTTTCGGATCATTATCGTAATCATTTTGCACCTTTTCTAAAGCTGATTTTAACCATTTAGGTAAAGTAACGCCCATCTCTGTTAAGTTTTCAAAAATTGAAATACCGTAAGTAGCCCCAAAGAAGAATAATAAACTATAACCTAAAAAGTCAACTCCTCCTAAATGGCAGAAAATACTTGTTACAACAATTGTTGCAAATACTGACATGTGTTTCATCATGCCAGCTAATCCAATAGTAGAGTTAGCCTTTTTCGTTACAAAAGCTTTTGTGTAACCAGTAAACATATCTCCTAAAATTAACGTGCTGATTACTAAGAACCAGTAGTCATGAGCTAAAAAGTTAATAGCATCTAATAAAGTAATAAATGTAATTTGTTGCATTAAACGTTTCTCCTTCTGTTTTCTAGTGGGTTTTGTGCAAATGGATTTTGTTTATTGTTGAAATGCCAGAAACGAACTCCAGCCATTAATAAGGCTTTTAATTGTTCCATGTATTGTGTAGGGATTCCGTTAATTTTAAATTGACCGTCTATTTGTAGATAATTACAGATTGTCATTGAATGAATATCCTCTACAACACCTTTTTCATTAAATTCAAAACCCATCATGCTGTAATATTTTCTTATTTTTTCTACTTCTGCTTCACTGGGAGCCGAAAACTTAACAGTAAAACCGAATATATCATTTTTAATATTAAAGGCTTGTCCTCCGTTGCTTGTTGTTAAGCTTGGTGAACTTAGAGCTAAGTCAGCAAATTCAGCACGTTGTTTTCGGTAGTATTCAGTATCACTAGCAATCTTACTACCAATGTTAGTTAGTGATAAACCACCCCCCATGAGTGAATAAGCATCGGTAAAAATATTCGTTGCTTTTTCCAATAGTGATTGGTTAGGATCTGCTAAGTTTTTACCAATGTTTTTTACACGTCCTGTAGTAGTTTGTGAGTTGTTATAAGCAATAGTGTTGGCATTGTTTGCAAGTGATAATTTATAATTGTCAATTAACAATGGAACTTGTGTAAAGTTGTTATAAGTTAACGAATTATTTAAGAATGTTCCAGTAGGTACACCTTTTTCTTCTTCACTGCTGGCTTGCCAATATCTTACAAAAATCCTCATTTCATTATGAAAACCAAGCGATTGGCGCATTCCAAATTGAAGACCCGCATCTGGTATTTGTGCTAAGTCTAAATTTAAAGACTCACCTGCCCAGTTATATACTTCACATGTGTAATATCCAGCTCTAAAAATATGTTCTTCATTAGATGGAACTTTCAAAACATACATCAAATCTGGTTTTCTGGTGTTCATAGAAATTAAGTTTCCCTCCATCGACAAACCACCATCTGGCAGTTGATAAAGAGTGTCAAAATCTTCATTGTTTAACTTCACTTTTAACAATTTTGTTAAGTCTATCATTTCTTTTGGTAATAGTGTAATATCACTAATGTTTTGACCTATCCAAGGGTAGTCCTTTAATGCTATAGTGAATTTTTGAAAGTCTTTAGACTCAACCATGTACAATCCTACAGGACTAACAATCTTATCATAAGATCCTCCTTTAGGTAATTTAATAACAGGTTTTTCTAAACTTCCGAAGTCTGCTGATAAGTCAACACTTGAACGAATAAGAACAACTAAATTTTTGAATTTATAATTCTTTTGGTATACGTACTGTTTTGAGGTTGCTTGCAAAATATCACTGTTTGTTTTAATCTCCATTAAACGTCTTTGATACATATTTTCTGGTAAATGTTGTCGGTTAATTGTTACATTTGAGATACCCGTTAATACTTTACCTTGCGTAAATGTCATTAAAACATCTACTACCACTTGAAACATTGTTACTTTTTCATTAGCGTATTGGGTAGACATCACATAAAAATAATAATCTTTTCCAGTGAAACCGTCTTTAAAGTGACCGTAATTGATACCATCACAATCCTCATAAGGAATAGGCAGACGTAATGTAAGCCTATCCTTTACAAGATTGAAATTTCCTTCAAATTCTACTTTTTTAAAACCGCTAGTAATAAAGAAATAACGCTCTCTTTCTTCGTTGGTGTCAAAATGAATTGTTTCGTTTAATGTTGTCATTGGTGTGTCGTAAAACAAAGTAACCTTTGAAAGTTTCAATTATCTCACTCCTTTAATACGAACGATTGTAATACCTGATTCTTTACTTGTTGCAACGTTAGTAGTACCACCCTCACCAACTGAAATTCTTTTAAGTAAAGTAACAACTAGTTTGTTGTTTCCATCAGGTGTTAATCTGATTTTACCAATTGAGTAACCTGAACTATCATCGGTTGCTGTATAAGGTAAGTTTATACTTATTTGTGATGAGAAAGTTTCTGCCACTTGTTCACCGTTGAATCGATACCATATTTTAAAATTACTATAGTTAGTTAAACTATCATTTAATTCTAATACTTGATTATGTGTATCTGCCGTACCAGCCCATAAGTCAGCTGTGGATTCCATTGTACGCCACAACGTAGGAGCTCCACCACCACCAGCGGTATTTTGGTTGTAACTTAATGCAAACGATACACGACCCCCAGTGCTACCACCGAAAACATACACAATTTTACGTGTGGCATGTTCTCCCATAACTACTACATTGATAATACCTTTATCAACAACAGAGGGAGGTTTGGGAGTATCTGCAAACTGCCATGTTGTAGCGTAAGAACCGAAAGGTAAGTCAAAAATATTGGGATATTTCAAACCAATGTCATTGTCTTTAATGAAATGTCCTTTAGCCAAACGAGTTACTTCTGGTGAAGCAAAACCAGCTTTTAGTTCCGTACCAATAACATGAGCGTTTGTGCTATCACCATCAAAGTGAGTAGCCAATTGTCTTAAAATCCATTTAATTGTTGGAACGACTTTCATTTCTTCTAATTTAAATTTTTTAAAATCCATCATTCTTCCTCCTAGTATGTCCAATTAATGAAGTTTGTTGCTCGGCCAACACCTTTTGCTTTTAACGTTTTAGCGGTTGTGTCAATTTCTAAATTGTAGAAACTTCCTTCTAATTCAGTACCTTGACCTCCATCTAAAGGAAAAGCATTTAATAAACAAGCCATGTTAAACTCTCTATCTGTATTTTTAGGAAAATCAGTTTCACTGTGGTAGTGACCAGCCAGGTAACCTATGAAAGGTCTTACCCCTTTTGTAGCATTGTTAAATTTAATCTCACTATGAGAAGTGTTATCCAAACCGACTAAAGTGTTAGCTGGAATTGTGAAGTCTTCACCTTTTTGATAAGAGTTAAATACTTGATTAAGTGTTTGACCGTTACCAGTTTTATCTTTATCAATAACAATATGACCCGCTACTAATAAGTGATAATCAGCTGGTAATGCGTTCATGAAATTAGATAATTCTCTAAATTGTTTAGCTGAAATTAAACCATTTTGATAACCATCTTGGTTGTCTGTTTCTTTAAAGTAACCAGCAGCTTGTTGTTCACTAAAATCATCGCTATACATTTTGAAGAATCCAATTTTCTTATCTGGGTATAATTGACCCCCGTATAAAGGTTGCCCGTTAATGGCTTCCATTTCTGCTTTTGAAAGTACCATAGATAAGTCATGATTTTTATTTGTAGCGTAAGGAATACCTCCACGATCGTGATTACCAATAACAATGTGTACATCTTTATCTAAATTCATTTGAGTGTAGTTAGCGAATCGTCTCATGTTAGCGATTGTAGTACGTTTAACATCTTCTGGTAACATTACATCGTTGTTAGCACCAACAGCCCCAGAATAGCTGTCTACGTTGTCACCGCAGTGAATAGTCATATCAGTTTTGTTAACCAATTTTTCAAATTGACCTAATACCCTAAAATTATCTTTATTTTTTAGATAGTTTGATTCTGGATATAAGTGTAAATCTGTGATAAAAGCTACATTGAATTTAGTTTTATCAATTTCATTTAACACAGTATCTAAATTCTTGTAAGGTATTGGTACTTCTTGATTAATTTCATTAGCTCCAACAGGAACTAAAACACTTGCTCCTTCAGGGTCTAATTCATCTAATCGTTGGTTAATCAGGTCTAATTTATCATCAATTTCTTTTAAAATTGGAAATAAGTCTTTGCTGTACAAACCATCTTCCTTGATTGTAATTGCATTTTTTAATTGTCGAACATCTGTAGGTAATAAAGATAGACTTTTTACCTGAATAGGGTCTTCCAAGATACTTAGCAATACATTTGCTTTTAAAGTAATGATCTCCTCTACAGGGTCTTTTGTCGGGTCTAATTCTTTTGACCAATCACCAATTTTTTCTAAATCAACTGTCAAAGTATCAGATACTTCTAATCCTCTTTTAAACAACTGGTCAATTAACGGGTGTAAATTGTTAAGTTCTTCATTTTTTCTAGCTAGCTCTTTATAATAACTTTCAGAGTTAGTGTTAAAGTCTCCATGTTGATAACGTGGAATGATCCCGCTAGAATGTGGAAAATTTGTAAAATGATTCATTTTATCTCTCCTTTACCATACTTGTAAAAAACAACGTCTGTCATATTCTTTAAAATAATAATCCCAAGCTCCTCTAAAAGCTTTCAAGTTGCTTGCGTTGTAATTTTTACTATCTGTTTTTGTTGTTTGTTTGTTGTTGTTGTTTGATTTATCTAATGATTTAGCTATGTTGTTTTCGTCACCATAATCCATTTCAAAAGAGTTTAAATCAAGGTTTATTTGGTCTTGAGGTAATGTACTCCTTAAATCTCTATTTTGAGAAATACTTTCATTAATACCTTCGTTAATTGATTCTGATGTTACTGAATTGTTACTAATGATAAAGTCTTCGTAGTTCTCAAATAAAATCATCATTTCTTGCTCGTTAGATAAAGAGGTATAAACAACTTGAGAAGCAAAGTCTTCAACTGTTTGACGAGCAATCTGTCTATTTAAGAAACGATTTACAAACATTTTCTTGATATATTTGTCTGCTTCTGGATTGGGAAACGTATACCCCATGAAAAACATATCGTTAACAATTTCTTGAACATCTTCATCGTAGCGTAAAGCTTTCTGGATAAATTGAAATTTTTTGTTGTTCCCTGTGTATTCACCGTTATTGTAAAACTCACTCTTGTTCTTCTTGAGTAGTTCCGCTTGGATTATATCCATTAGGGAGATTGTTATTAACCCCATTATTGTCACCGCCTATCTTATCATTTAAAATAGTAAGTTTTGTTACCATTTTATCATTCATTACAGGGTAAACCTTAGCTCCATAACGCTTGTTTAATTTGTTCAAACCATTTTTGCGTGATTCAATGTTAACATTGCCGTTAGCAGTTTGATAGGCTTCTCCTGAATTACTTTCGCTTTCAGTAACTCCGCTTTCTTTATCAACACCTAAACCACTTAAACCAATCATGGAATTAAGTTCATTCAAAGCGTTAGAGTATTCTCTTTTTAGTTCTGTCATTAACGTTGAAATATTTGAACCATCGAACGTTTGAATATGTTCATCTGGATCAAAAGCTCCTGTAATATTAACAAAAGGTGCCCCATTATAGAGTGATTCAACAATTTGTTCTGCCGTTTGGTCGTTAGGTTCTCCAATAATAAAAGTTGTAATTTTAGATTGCATTTTTAAGCTATATCGGGAACACACAATTTCTGCTAATTCCATCGCATAATGTTTAACAATCTCATAATCACTTGTGTAATTAAGAATCTTGTTTCTTAAAACAATAAAGTTGCCAGTTTGACAATCGTCAATTTCTGTGATTTCCTCCATAATTGGTAGTCGGTGTTCTTCTGGTACTAACCATTGAATATCTCGACCATCTAATGGTTTCGAAATAACAAAGTTTGCTGGGTCTGATACAGTTAATTTATTTGTTGAAATACCTAGTAAACGAATAGCACCGCTTCTTGTTTCACCAATAATACAATCATATCCACCTCTTAAGGCTACTTCTACTTTAAGCCAGTCAACGGCTAATTTCTTATCGCTTAAATCAACGTAAGTGATAATTGTAGGTAGAATCTCTAAATAACGATTATAGAGGATACGGGCGAACCTATCTCTATGAGTGGTCACCCGTTCCGCTACTTTTAATCGTAATTCTGATTCCAACCCATCGCTAAATTGAGGGTTGAACATTTAAATACCTCCTTGTTATACAGTTTTGCCTTTCACCAATACTTTGTTATAGAAAGGACTGATTGCTTTCATAGAGTAGTAATGAATCCAATAAGTTACTTCATCAAATTCTGGGTTATAGAAAGGAGCTTTTAACATTCCTTTTGTAAAACGATTGTAAATGATTGAATCAACATCTAGAATCATAGCCCATAAATCATTAGAAGGCTTAATTTCTTCAAATTGATCTGCTACTGTTGGTAGATACGTGTTTACATCGAATGTTACCACTGAACCTTTAGGGATTGTTGAATCTGTTGTTACTTGATAATCGCCTAAAGCTTTAAGAGCAGTTACAACTTCTGTAGTTACAGGAATATCAGCCTTCGCACGGAATACTCCGCCTAAATCTGGGAATGCGATAATACGGTCTGAAAAGTCGATACCGTTAATGTGGTATGTGTTAGCGAGTTTACTGTCAAGTAAACGAGCTTTAATTTTTGTTGTTGTTAAAATCATTAACTTAGACATGTCGGAAACCGTAGTATAACGACCAATAGCACCGCCTGATGCTTTAGGAGCTTCGTTATATTTGTCTTGGTTTGTTTGTAAGTTCATCATTTGCTCTGCAATTTGTTCAAACATACCTTCTAAGTTATCAACTTCAATTTTTTGGGAATCTGATAATTGATTCTCGGCATAGTCTACTAACATGCCTTTGATTTGACGTTCTTCATCAACGTTGATGTCGGAGATTTTTTTCTTGTAAACGGCAATAGCATATTTCACACCGTCTTTTAATGTTAACCAGTTTTGACGAACATCGTTATTATTTAATGTGAATTTAACTTTACGAACGATTCCTGGTCCGTATAATTTTGTAATCATTTCAGGATAGTTGCGTTTCAACATTAATAATTCATCTTTCGATAAATCCATATTTGTTGGAATTGTATCCTTGATTACATATTCTTCGCTGTATTGACCTACGAAGTCAACTTCTTGAGCTAACCAGTCAAATGAGTTACCTAAAGCTACTTGAATTAAACGTGTTTCATTAAGTTTAGGGAATAAGAATTTGTTAATAAATGTTTCGAATTGCGTACCTACTGAAGTCCAGTTTTGACCTAAAGTCCAAGCTTCACCAAACTCGTGGTTGAAGTTGTCTAAGGCTGTTTTTACGTCACCAGCCAATAAGTTAGCTGCTGCTGTTTTGGTTGTTGCCATATTATTCTTCTCCTCCTAGATTGTGTAATTTTTGTTCGTATTCGTCTTGTGATTGTGGTGCGATTGACATAGATGCTGATAGCTGTTGTTTCATACTGAATTTAGAATCAGTACCAGCTTCTGGTGTTGTCATTTTTGGTTCATGTGAACGTTCTAAATCTGTTGCGCTCATTTCTTAGCACTCTCCTTTAATTTCTTTTTTAGTTTTAATAATGCCAGTTTTTGGGTAGGTTTTAACATTTGTTGCACTTTCATAGTGTAACCTCCTATAAGTCTAATAACTCTGCGATTTCTTCGGTTTCCTCGTCAACTGGTTCTCCTTGTTCTGAATCAGCTCCGATGACATCCATTTCTTCGCTTAAGTCTGTTTCTTCCTCAACTGTGTCAGCTGTTTGGATGGTTGGCTTAGCTAGACTTTCGATAGATTGTTGAATTGCTTTCAATAAATCCATGACTTCTAGCATAGATGGTTCTGGTGTTACGTCTGGAATGTTTGATGGTTCTTCTGTAGGTGTTTCGGCTACTGGCTCGACAACAGTCTCTACTGGCTCATCAGGTGTTGCCTCTGTATCTACAACTTCCTCTTTAATTTCCTCTGCCATGTTTTCACCTCGTTTCATAATATAATAAAATAGTCAAGGGTTTTATCTTCGTTAGTTAGTGTGAATCGTTTGTCACCTCTTTTGTCATTACCCCTGACTATCTTGTAGTGAGTAACCGCTCCGCAGTTTAGTAGGACTTCGCCCTAACTCACTATAATTATTTTATCATTAAATTCTAATAATGTCAAGTTATTTATTAGAATTAAATTAGAGAAAATAAGATTTTTCTAATATTATAGAACGATGAGAAAATAATAAGATTTTTCAAATATGAG